GGTACGGTTGAGTTTGATGGTCTGATGCATGAGAAGTTGCCACAGGTACTCAAAGCCTTGATACGTGGCGACAATGTGCTTCTTGTAGGCGGTGCGGGTAGTGGTAAAACCACAATGGCTACACAGTTGACAGACATGCTAGGCAAAGCCTTTGATCAAGATGATTATCAATTTGGTATGTCCGGTGCTATGTTCCAAGCTTACGAAGTAAGAGGTTACATGGATGCCAATGGCAACTACGTTGAGTCCTCATTCGTCAAGTGCTTTCGTGATGGTGGTTTGTTCCTGTTCGATGAAATCGATGGCTCTAATCCACAAGCATTGGTTGCTCTCAATGCATCGATGGAGAATGATGTAGCTGATTTCCCATGTGGAGTGGTCAAGAAACATCCTAACTTCCGATTGATTGCATGTGCCAACACATATGGCAGAGGTGCAGACAGGGAGTACGTTGGTAGGAATCAGCTTGATGGTGCAACCATTGACAGGTTCAAGCCGGTGATCAGCCTTGACTATGACGAGAAGCTTGAGTTAAAGATTAGTCCTGATAGGAACTTCACGAAGATCGTGCAGAAGTTACGCAAGGCTAAGGATGACATGAAGATACGATGTGTCATATCACCTAGAGCAAGCATCAAGGGTGGACGTGCAATACTTGATGGGTGTCCGCTTGAGGATGTGCTAGGTCAGTATGTGTTTGGTGGCTTGGACGATGATACTGTGAAGAGGATTCGTACCGAAGCCGGTGTGTAAAACTGTTTAAACGTGGAGAAATATTATGGCTAACAATAATTTTGCTATGAGGTTTGAGACCTTTGATGAAATGTTAGGGTTCTTAAAAGACCCTAACATACCTAGATGGAAGGGTAGATGTGCATCCGATGATGCGCCTGACAAATGGAGTGGTAACGTAGACGTTAATGGTGCTATGGAACTTGCAGAGTATGGATGGAAAGATGGTAGGCAACACATGTCTGATCAATTAGATATGGCTCATGCATCTACGTCATTCGAGAGACTGCCATCACATGAGTACAATGTAGCCGGATACATGCCTAACATACCTCTGTATGTGTCAGGTTGCCCATCACATATGATGAGTCCGCTTGGTGATGAACGCTCTATGGGTAGAGTGGTTGAGATCAAGGTCAACATAAGTGCATCGGCGCACATCAATGAAAAGACTTTGATGCGTAGAGGTGCAAGCATACTCTCGCTTGTAGATAAGCTTGAAGATAGTGGATTGTCCTGTGCAATTACATTGATTGAGTATACGAAAGCACATGGCAATAATGGCTTGATAGAAATGCCTTTAAAGACTGCCGGTCAGCCATTGGATGTAGATAGATGTGCTTATGCGATGGTACATCCTTCTATGCTACGCAAGATCATCTTTGCCTTGACTGAACGTCAACTCAATGCCGAGGAAGATTGGTCAGGTGGATATGGTGTGCCTTCTGAGTTACCGCTTCACATGAGGCATGGTTGTGTGTACTTCCCATCTGTGAATGAAATGCGTGAGCATGACATGGAAAGGCAGATGGCTAGGACAATCGAGATATACGAGAATCAAACGCAAGGCTTGGATTGGGATGGCACTAAGTTAGAAGATAAGTAGTAGGGTATATGAATGTATATGAATATACCTACTACATATAAGGAGAAAAATTATGGAGTATTCAGTAGAAGAAAGAATACAGATGGCTATCAAGTTAGCCATCGCAGAGGAAGAACCTAAACTAAAAGAAGGTCAGACTCTTAGGGTTGAGGTGACACGTGAGGCAGAAGGTATGCGAGTCCATGCATACCCTGTAGATAAAGTAACAGGTGAACCTGTTGATAATAAGGAGGGTGATGATGCTTAACATCATAATAATAGTGGCGACTGCTATGGGATTAGTCGCATTTGGTGGTCTAGGTTATACGTATGGCTTACATATTGCCTACGATGTAGGGGGGATGGATGTGTATATCCTCTTTGCATCAGGTGTTGGTGTTGGTGTATGTACACTAGGCTTGTGGAATAGTGTTGTTACAGAATGTTTAAACAGAACTAAACCCGCTCGTAGTAACCGCAGAAAATACAGGAGGTTTGCATGAGTGAGAAATTTGATACAGATTTAGATCAGCTTGAAGTAGATAAGAAAATATATGAGCAAGCAATACAGAATCTGTACAACACAAGGGACTTGCTTGCTTGTCTGCCTGATCATGGATACATACAGATTGGTGTGTGCTTGAACGCAGTTGATCAAGCAATCAATGCAACAGAGGCTTATGGCGATAGGTTCTTGGAGGATGTGTAAACGTAATGTTAAATTACGTTGACATGTTGTTAACTATAACTAAAATAATATCAAGGAGATATTAACATGAATAAAAAAGATAAAGAAATCTTAGATAAGATTGCCGGCACTATACGTGGTGAAGATGATGACTTGGGCGAGTGTATTGAAATATACGAAAGGATATGGGGGTATACGAATACCTTTGTAAACATGGTCGGTCACGAAGAAATACATCAGCGTGATGGCTCACCTACTAACATGTGGTATGACATGCTTACTGCGTTTCTTTGCAACATGATGTTGCGTACAGAAAAAGATTTTGTGAAAGACATGCTTGCCGATGTAAGTGAGAGGCTTGATTGGTATGAGGAATGGAATCAGCACAGGGTTGATACAGAGCAGATGGTCAAGATGACTGATGAAGAAGTCGATGAAGGTTTCAATGCTCAAGCTGAGCGTATTATTAACGAAGAAATATTGCACTAGGGGGTGACAATGAGTGATAAAAGATATGTGTATGACGTAGAGGAATCTACTGTGGACTATAGAAAGTACAGAATAGAATGTAACGAAGAGTTACATGATGATGTTTACAACGACATTAGAGAATTGATTTCTCAGGTTGACTGTACAAAGGAGGGCGATAGTGCCGAGTATTGGACTGATAATGGTATTCATTGCGTAGTAACGTATGAATATACAAGTATTGGTGATGATGCACAGGTAAAATATAGCCTGTATGTTGATGAACATGAAGGCTCGTATGATGCCGGAATAAGGAGTGATGTATGACTGATACATATAATGTGATGCACATAAATGATGTGCCTAATGATGAGGGTGTGTTCTTTGAAATAGTAGAGTACGAAAAAAAGCCGGACTTAAAAACGATGCAGTCGTGGACTAAGAGTGGAATGATTGAGGTACTTAACGTCATACATGATGGCAAGGAATGTCATGCGATCATAGATGAAGAGGGTAAGTTTGATAACTCAAACGAAATCAATAAGATGGCTACTACCAAATGGAATAGGTGGCTAAGAAAGACAGGGCGTACTGCGTTTGGAGACATGATTGTTGGCAGATGTAGTGTGTTAATTAATTACGAATTGGAGTAAGCGTATGAATGAAAGCATCCCTGATGGGGAACTAACTATGACTGTTGAATTCAAGAATGATGGCGACATCTTGTTGACTGCAAGAGACAGTTTAAACGATGAGACACTTGTGTTTCGTCACGAACCTAACATGGCATTACACAACATGGTGATGGATATGTTACGTAAGATGGGTGTACAACTATTGGAGAGAAACAATGAATCTTGAAAATGCTTATGCCACATGGCAAAAGAATCCTGATGATGGTATTCAAAAGAAGAGACCTAAGAGGTGGGATTGGAAACTTAAACTTAATAAATTAAAAGAACAAAAGGAGAAAAAGTAATGGGTGCAGATGTATATTTAGAGAAAGCATACGATAAGAAGTATGCAGACAACAAGGAAACACTTGATAGTTTTCCAAAAGCCAATAGCGATGTCGAACTAACAGAGGCACAAAAGAAACACATGATGGATATATATGACGACCTGTATAAACAGGGTGACGTGTATTACAGGGACTCGTACAACTCAGGTAGCGTACTGTGGGCGATGAACCTGTCGTGGTGGGATGATGTCTTGCCTATGTGTGATGACGATGGGTACTTAGATGCCGATGGCATACGTAAGTTTTTGGATATGGTTGAGGATGCACCTTTGCATGTCAGTCAGGGATTCCAAGACAACATGCCTAGCGAGTGGACGTATGACGATGCTATGAAGTACCTACAAGAAGAGGCAGACTTGCTTGTTTCTTTCTTGCAGAAAGCATTAGACACAGGGGATAGACTGTCATGCAGTCTGTAAGAAAAACAACGTGGCATATACAACCACAAGAAGTTAACATAGACTTTACAACTCCCGAACAGAACCTACTGCGGGAGAAGCGTTTAAACAATGCAAACGAATGGCTTCACAAATCCTTACAGACTGACTGTTTGTGGGGGATTGTGATAGCTAAACAAGTTTATGATGCTATAGATAACAAGGAAAACAAATGAATAAAGAAAAAATAAAAGAACAGTTAGCGGACATATCAGACTTAATGTTGTATGTAGATAAGCCTTACAGAATAGAGGCATTACATTCATTGTACAGAGAGGTAGAACCTATAAACTTTTGGACTATGTTCCATCAACATTGGAACTCAGTAGAGAATCCATCTGATTTCATGCCTCATATTAATGACATGTTTGAATATGATGACTATGGTTTTAACTACGACATGTTACAAAGCGAGCATCGTTTAGGCACACTTGAAACAGAAGATAAAACTTTCTTTCTAAGTTTGCCTGATGAATTTGCAGTATTCAGAGGGTGTCATAGTTTCAATGAGCAAGGGTGTTCATGGACTACAGACAGACAGGTAGCTGAAAAGTTTGCGTTACGTATGGCTATAGATAAGGAGTACATACTCTTGCAAGGCATGGTACGCAAGACAGATATCATCTGTGCTTATGACAATAGAAAAGAAAAGGAAATAGTTATCTTACCTAAGAAAGTTATCATCGTGGGTAGAGAGCGTGCGAACAATCCCCTAGTTGATAACCCTGATGAACTAAAGAAATTTGGTGACTCTTCTAACCTGTATCACATGGTACAAACAGGTAGGTATAGGCAGTTGCAGAGCGATGAGGACTTGAGACAAATGGCTGAAAGTCATTGGATATTTGATATAGAAAATAAAGGTTTAAACGCAGTACGAAAATACGTGCTGTGGTTTGAGGACTTAATTGGTCTAATCGCCAAGCATAATCTTGATGATTTTTCACCGAAGTGGTTTGCATCTGCACATGACAGGTACGTGACAGGCAAAGACATACTTGAAGGAGACCCACGTGGAGTGATAAAGCAAGTGCAAGGACTCAGAGAAGCGATGAAATTAAATGGCAAAGAGGTTTCTACTGATGCTGAATTAGATGACATCATAGACAACGCAATGCGACAAGCAGAGGAGAATGATGCCAAGAAGAAATAAGTCGCCCTATTGGCTTGAGCAAGCCATAGATTTACGCAAGAGAGGTGACTCGCTTACACAGATAGCGAACATCATCTTGCAACCGGTCTCAACAATAAGATATCAACTCAATCTTAATCTTTCACAGGATGAGTATGATGCATTATGTCAACCATCTAATCCACCTGAGAGTGCAGAGCGTACCGCAAGGATACGTGAACTGCATGAAGAGGGTATCAATGGCAATCAGATTGCCAATGTTGTAGGTGTGTCAAGGCAGTATGTGTACAAACTCATTCGTATGTGGAGAGAGCAAGAGGATGCTGAGTTAGATCGTATTGTAGAGAAAACAAACCTTACATTAACAATAAACGAATGGAGCAAAAATTATGCTAAGTAAAATAAGAACGTGGTTTAAACAATTTACCACAAGTGCAACTGCCACACGTAACGTAGCAGTAGGTGAAGTATCTGATGAGGATACTGAGTTATCAAGTCAACAAAAGAAAGTCGCTGAGGGAATGGGAGTTAGCGATGAAGAGTATGCTGACTTAACTAAATCAGACGTTGAGCCTACAAGGGCGAGGACAGAGACAGGTAAGTTTGTAGCTGACGACCCTTCCACACCTGATGTGAATGAGGCTTGGAAGGGTGGTAAAGCACCTAAGAAAAAGTCTAAGTCTAAATAGTAGGGTAGCCAAAGGCTTTGGAGTATCGCCCACTAACAGGGTCATACTCCAAGTCAACCTGTCCTAAACTACCTGACTGTTTGAATCGCATCTTCTTTGTGTGGATGCGAACATCCTTACTGCCCTGTGTGAAGTCTCTCTCTACTATAAGAATTACATCTGCCTTGTTTGCAAAGTTAGCACTACCGGCTATGTCATAAGGTTCTACTAGAGGGAACTCACCATCGGCAGACCTACGCATCTTTGCCGGATGCGCTACAAAGAAAACATGTACACCATATGTCATGGCAAAGCGTTTGATCTTGCTCATCATCTGACTCACATACTCTGTCTCAGTCATGCCCTGTGGACGTTGATGATCAAACTCATTGTATGGGTCAAAGATAACTGCGTTCACACCATACCTCAAGACTGCACTTATACTTGCCTCAAGACACCAATCAATCGTAGGTGATTCTTCTTCTGATCTGATAAAGAAGAAGTGTTGCGCCAACCAATCGTATGAGTCTAGTAATTCTTCTTCGTCCATCTTCGGAGTCAACCCATCCCTTGTCGGTTTGCCCACATGTTTCTCGGCTAGCTTGTTTAAATGTTCTGATACAGGATTCTCGAAGGAACATATCGCCCACTTGTAATCATGCATCCGTGCCATGTTTACCGCTATCGCATCTATGAACTCTGACTTACCGCAGTTTGGTACACCACTACAGATCGTAACTTCTGATGGGCGCACTAAAAATATCTCATCAAGCGTTTCAATTCCTGTTGATAAACCTTTGCGTAACCCTCCCCTAAACAACTGCAAACCTTCTTCCATGAACCCATTCGCAGTATATAAAGACTTGATTGGATAAGGCTCAGCAGTATTGAAACATTGACGCAGCGATTCTTCATTGTGTTTACACAGTATATCGTTGCCATCTTTGCAATCTTCAGGGTAAGAAATAATGAAACATCTTTCTCTACCTATACGTCTAGCCAACTCCTCTCTACATTGTATTCCGGCATCATCATTATCCATTGCTAGATAGATTCTTTTGTACTTATTAAAATCAAACGTGCTTAACCAATCCATCTTTCTATCGCTTGCACCATCAGGTATAGACAGTACGTTATCTGTGATTAGCTTCCATGTGAGTGCATCCATCTCGCCCTCGCAGATCAGGATCGTATCTTCCTCTGTGTTTAAACTATCAATGAGGTAAGGGATGCGCTCGCAGTCAGGCAGTTGGGCGTAGTGTTTATCAGGTGTACGAAACTTAATGTTTACAGGTACGCCCTCTTCATTCTTGTACACAAAGGCTATACAGTCTTGACGTTTGTTGTTAACAAAATGTGAGACTACACCCACCCCATGTTTATCTGCAAGGTCTGTAGATATACCACGCTCGTTCATAAATTGTTCCGCCCATGTACCCCTTACGCTTTTGGTATTGGGTATGATGGATGGCTTCTTGGGCGCAACCTTTCGTATCTGCGGTGGTCTTTTCAATGACTCTCGCCATGCGTTGCCTTCCCATAGGCAATGATGACATCGCCATCGTGCGCCTTCTTCGTTTATGTTTATGGATAAACAAAGGTCTCTCTTGTTCTTGCGTTCATGTGAACACTCAGGACACGTGGTTTTTTGTTGCCCTATGTCATAGTGCCTAAGAAATATTTGTTTATCGTTTAGTTGTTGGTCTAATGTCTTGGTTAGTTTTACTTCGTTCATGGCATCCTCTTGAATATATGTTTGCCATCTTCACCAAGCCTACGACCCTGTTCATCCTTTTGATTTTTATCTTTGAATCTAGCATCTACGTTGACAAGATAATTAACAGTAGACATATACCATTTCTTTCTCGCTTTATCGTCAGCTTCTTCTGATAACCACACATCCCTAGACATAAGGACTGCATCTAGGTTGGGTATATTTGTGAAGGTCTTTAGCCATTTGTCATAGTCGGCTTGACTCAGCCTTATGACTACACCTTCAAAGGCATATTCTTTTTCCATATTTTACTCCAGTTTATTTATGGATTTACTACCATGCTATTCTTGGAAGATTGAGTTATGGCATAGGTCTAACATCCTTGTGTGTAAACAAAGAGTAGACATTACACCATGCTAATCTCATCAGACATCGCTAATGGCATCAGACTACTGCACCTTGCGCCTGATTCGTGTGCTACTTACTTAAATATTGTGCTTCAAGGCATACTGCGTTCACACTTTCGGTCTCGCATTTGGCTTTGTATGCATCCCATAGTAACCAATTAATAAACAAACGCTATGGTCTTACCCCTCCGCTTGTCCTTATTACAAAATACTATAAAATATATTTTGTATGCAAGAACTTTTTGAAAAAAGTTTTTCATTCTAATAAATATTCACGTATTTATTACTCCAGAGCGAGGGGAGAAGTGTCTCGGATATGTTGCTTCTTCCCTTTTCTTGCACGAATTTACGAAAAAGTTTGACATTTTATTTTCTGTACAATAAGATTGTATGTGAGAGTGTAATATGAAGTACAGCAATGTGAATAATCTTCCGGATGTTTTTGCGAAAGCAGTCGTCCGTGATACATATTCACGTGGCAAGGCTGACATATCTGCAACAGGACTACTCAAGCCACCTAGACAAGCACACCTAGCATATCAACATGACGATCAAATCGTAGTAGATGTTTCCAAGCAAGTGTGGTCTCTGTTTGGAAGGGCGGTGCATCATATCCTAGAATTAGGAACGCTAGATGGTTATATCTTAGAGCAAAGATACTTTGCTCAATGTTGTGGATGGACTGTATCAGGTCAAATTGATGTACAAAGATTAGACCCTCAAGGCATAACAATTATGGATTGGAAAACTCGTAAGGCTTATGCCGTGATGAATGGTAGACGTAGTGATGTAGAGCAACTAAACATTTATGCTTGGCTTGCTCGCAAGAATGGTAGGGATGTATCCCAACTACAGATTGTTAACATTATACGTGACCATTCGTCATTTGAAGCTGAAAGAAATCCTGATTACCCACAAAGTGAAGTGACTGTTACTGACATAGACCTATGGACTTTTGCAGAACAGGAACAGTTTGTGCGTGATAAAGTGGAATCACATCAGTTATCTGCTATCACCTTGCCTGATTGTACAGACGAGGAACGATGGAAAAGACCTGACAAGTTTGCGGTGATTAAAACTGGGGGTAAGAGAGCGTTTAAACTCTTTGACAGACAGGAACTAGCCGAAGAATTTGTTGAGGAACATGAGGATTACATCATAGATCATCGTAAGGGCGAAGCGATTCGTTGTGCAAAGTTCTGTGATGTGTCTGCATTTTGTGATCAATATCAAGGAGAAATAAATGGAATCGATTAATGAAACGACAGGCGAGGTATTGTCTAGTCGTACAAGTGAAACACTAGGTGAGTTAGGTAAGGCATTGGCAGAAGCACAATCAGAGTTCCCAACAATACCCAAAACAAAAACAGTTAAAGTGCAAACACATGATGGCAAAAGCTACAAGTATAGTTACGCTGACTTAGCTGACATATTAAAAGTTATATCACCTATAACTAGCAAGCATGGTTTATCTGTTGTGCAGATACCAATCGTAAGTAACAGAGGTAATACTTTAGTCACTAGACTACTGCATAGTAGTGGTGAGTGGATAGAAAGTGAGTTGCCATTAAGACAACAACGTGATGGCGCACAGGCTCTAGGTTCTGCGCTGACGTACATGCGTAGGTATGCCTTAAGTTCTATGCTTAACATAGCTACAGACGTAGATGATGATGGGCAGATAGCAGACACAGATCATGTAGGTGCTGAGCCACAAGTACAGAAAGGTGGCAAAGTAAAAGAGCCTAGCAATGCAGAGGATTTGCATGTGTTTATAGATGACTTGCTTGAAGAAGCTAGAGGTAAAGATACTGTCATTGAAGTAGAAAAACTTTGGTTGGCTAGTGCATCAAAAACTGCTGAGTTACAAAGGCAAGATAAGAAAAAGTTTGATGAGGCAGTTGCCGAGTTGAAGAAGATCAGAGAAGTCATAGATCAAGATGAAGTATAACCAAAAGGGTGTGTGCTTTCAGCCACCCTGTTCATGCAAAGTCTAGTCCTCTTTGGGTTAAGAATGGATAGTGTAAGGCGGTTACTCACAAAACTTCCGCCTTACATGACTTGTTTAATCTGTGTGGCTAGGTCGGTGAGAGATAATACTATAGAGCCTAGCTACACAACCTTTAATTAATGGAGAAAAATATGGAAAACGAATACCCTGATAGTCTTAGGATATTTCCCAACAACGAGAACCCTGATAGCGCAGTAGATGTAAGCGTGTTCTTTCGTGTGAAAGGCGAGGAACATAAGCTACGCATATACAAGAACAGGAACAAAGTTGAGGGTGATAATAGACCTACATATCTAGTTAAGTTGACTCTTAATGGTGAAGATTTAGAGGCAAACAGTTGGGAGAAAGTTTCTAAAGAAGGTAAAAAATACTTCTCAGGAACACCTAAACCACCTGATGTTGGTTATCAATCACAGAACACCACAGGAACACAAAACACCGCAGTAGGTAGTGACACATCGTTTAAACCTTCCGATGAAGAAATCCCTTTCTAACGATTGGGCGGACAAGATACGCTCACAGAAGTATCTAACTTTTGTGCGCTCACATGGATGCTTAATTTGTAGTAGACCTTCTCAAGCACATCACCTTACACACATTATGGAAGGCAGTAGAGGAATGAGGCGCACAGGAGATCAGTACGCAGTACCCCTTTGTGAAGAACATCATCGCCTTTTACATGCTCATGGTAATGAGAATAGATGGTGGGCGATGGAAGGTATAGACCCTTTGGAGTGGGTTGAAGAAAAATGGAAAGAGTTCAACGAGAAATAAAAGTTACTTTGACACCGGCTGAAATGTTAACTGCCGGACAACAAGGACTTATGCGCATGGTACAGAATCTACGAGACAATCGTACACCTAAGTATGGTGCGCCTAAAGACATGACTGCATGGGCGATCAACATCTATGGCACTATGGGCGAAGCCTGTGTTGCCAAGTGGGGTGGCTTATGGTGGAGTGGTTCACTAGGTGACTATCAAGCGGATGATGTGCAGAAGTTACAAGTACGCACAGTAGATCATCCTATGAAACGATTGATACTACATGATGACGATAAGGACGACAGACCTTACGTGCTTGTATATGCAAACCCCCCTGAGTTCTATATTAAGGGGTGGATTATGGGTGCTGATGGCAAGGATAAGAAGTATTGGAGTGACCCACAGGGTACGAACAGACATGCTTACTTCTTGCCTGATGACGTGTTACATGACATTAATGAATTGGAGATAGGCTTATGGCTTTGAAAAAGATAGTAGCCATCATAGTCTTTGTTTTGTTTGTCATATTCTTACTGTCCTTTGCAATCTTAGTAGTAGCTAATGCAATCTTAGCTGATGTTGAGATATTAAAATTTATTAATAAGTAGGAGAAATAAATGGGTAGACCTAAAAAGAAAATACAAAAAAGAGAACGAGTGTTTAACAAAATAAGTGATGCAATAGATTATTTACAATCAAGTGGGTTTAACTTAATCAAGGTGGTATTCATAACAGGCTTCGTTTTATTTACGTTATGGCTCATTCTTGTATGGATGCCGACTGTTGAAAGAATAATCTTTGAAATTAGATATTATTAGGAGTGCAGTATGAATTACTTTTTAATAACAGATGTGTGTCGTGATGGAGATCACGAATACTACGACTACGTTGCAGTAGAAACCAAAATGACACGCAAGCAGATAGACGACAATAAAAACTTTTGGGAAGAATGTTTTCTTGCATGGCAGTTTGGTTGGATTGAACAACAGTTTGATGACGAGTGGTGGGCGGATAATAGGATTGTCCGCATTTATGGTATTCAAACTATTACAAAAGAACAGTTCGAAGTGCTAGATGATGTAACAGGTGGTTGGTCACTAGAAAAAATCATCGAGCAAGGTGAAGGCGATTGGACTCCTTCTGATGAAAACCTAAAGCATTATGGATTGGATGAATTGGAGGATGCAGTATGACAGTAAGTAAAGATGTGCTTGAGAAAGCTTTACAAGGTGTTGAGGCAAAGAAACACGCATACAGGCAGACGAGGGAGGGTACAGTAGTTTCTTTCCTTATACATCCTGATGATGTGCCTAAGTTATTAACGCAAGAATTATCTGTGAGTGCGATAGGTGCTAGGTATATGTTGGGTATTGTCAGGATGGAAGATGAATCTGATTACCCTGTGATACCGGAAGAAGTAACCATAGGAGAACGTGCATTTAAACGTGCATGCCTGATATGTCGTGACCCCAGCTACATAAGCTGGGTACGTTTAAACTCTGAACGATGGCTACAGTTGTATTCTGTGGACGAGTCAGAAGAAAACGATGAGACATATGCATCTGAGGTAATCAGAAATGTCTGTGGTGTTTTGAGTCGTAAAGATTTAAAAGAAAACAAAGAAGGACAAACAAAATTAACTGAGCATATAAACGAATTTATGCAAGCAGTAGGAAGATAAACGTATAGCTAGGTAGGAGTGAGTCTTTGTAAAATCCTTCACACTCATGTCGTCATTAAGTTAACAGAGTGAGTGGATAACTAGAAGGTTAGGACTAAAAGTAAATGAGAACTAAACCACCATGCACTACCTAGTTACACACCTTAAGGAAAACAAATGAAAATAGATAAAGATATACCAATACAAAGAGCAAGGTCTAAAACTAGACAGGATATACAGAATATGGAAGTAGGTGACTCTATATGGGTAGCCAATAAGAAAGATTCAGAAAGATACAGACATGCAATGATGCGTTTAGGTTGGTCAGTAACAGTAAGAAAGGTAGAAAAATCGCCTAATGGTTTCAGGATATGGAGAGTAAAGTAACTATTAGAAGGCAATGTTTAAACGTAATTGAGTCTGCCGTTTATATCCTGATACTTGAAGGGGTTGTAGTTTACGTTGGTGAAAGTAAGAATCCTTACAGTCGTCTAGGCGCACACGTAAAAGATACAAAAAAAAGATTTGATACGATAAGAATATTGCCATGTGCAGAACACAGACGTAAGTATTGGGAGGCGGTATTGATAGATAGGTATCAGCCTTTGTTCAACAGTAAAGGCAAAGATAAAGAAACTAATCAAAGACATATCTTTGAACTAGGCATGATAAAACAAAGGCAACATCTAAAGAAAGATGAATGTGAAAATTGCAAAAGAAAAAATAAAGCTATTGTTTTAGGTGGAAGCGGAGTAAGACATAATGAATTTGCTCCTAGTTATCCTTATAGTGGATATCCTATTACTTCTGCGGCAACTACTACAGGCTCAGTATTTATGAGTCCTGTATTAGCACCTGATGAAGAGTATGCATATCTCGCACATCAAGAAAAAGAAGAACTAGAAAACAAGAAAAAAGAAGAGGCTTACAATAAGAAGATTCTTGGTACTCATACTTTAGGCTACATAACTAACCTATCAACTTCGATTACAGACCCTGAGACTTTTAAAAAACTGATGTATCGTGAGGCTTAACCTACTCGTCTAAGTCTCTGTAGTATTCTACGATGGCAAGTATATCCCTTGTGTATCTTTTGATCTCAGCCATGTTGTTGCTGATGTTCTCATAATCCTTCGTTGTAAGCGCATAATAAGCCTGTCTAGGTGCTTTACCTTCTTCGACAAGGGTGAGGTACTCTTGCATGATCTCAGGCGTTAGAACCTCCCAATCGAACTCTACCATCTGCATTTCCATAGGCAATGGTGGGTGAAACATGGGCGGTCTTTCCTCTATGTTAACCACTTCTATAGGCTTGACTGCCTGTCTCATTAAGGAACATCCGCTTGCCAACAGGCAAAAGCTAATCAGTATTGCTAGTTTCTTCATCTGTCTTATCAAATTGTGATGGGTTAGTTATGCTAACTAGATCATCGAACACCCTCTTGCTCGCTCTATTGACTCTAGTTTCAATCATCTTGGGTTTTGCTAGGGCAAGGTTATCTAAGTCATGCTTAGCGAATGTCTGCTTGAGTGCGTTTACCTCACGCATAGAGTCCTGATTCTTCTTTGTCAGGCTATCTATCTGCGCATAAGTCTGTGCTTGTTGTTCTAAATTCTTTTTTATTTGTTCGTTCTGTCTGGTGACTTCAGTTTCCAGTACGATCTGGTTTGCCTGAAGCTGCGATATTGTTCCGTTTAAACTGTATATCCATATACCAGATAAAACCAAAGCGATTGCAAGTCCGATACTTATTTTAAACATCTTCAGCAGCAGCTTCGGGCGCAGCCCATTTTCTATAACGTGTAAACATCTAATGGTTTCTCCTTACCTTTTACTTGTAAAGGTTCTAATAATGTTAACTCATAATCACTTTTAATGGCAGTGTTATACCCTATCAATACATCTACACCAGCTTCTTTTGTTCCGCTTTCTAGCCTTGCACCAATGTTTACTGCATCACCTATTGCAGTATAGTCAAACCTAGACTCACTACCCATGTTACCAACTACAGCATATCCTGTATTAATACCTATACCAATAGCTACAGCCGGGATACCTCGATCCATTAACTCTATGTTTAAACTTTCCATGTTACGCTGGATATCTACAGCACAATCTATGGCTTTGTTTTCGTGGAAGTCTTGATCAATAGGTGCATTAAATATTGCCATCATTGCATCACCTATATATTTATCTACCATACCACCATGTTTTTGTACTGCACTTTGTTGTGCAGTCAAAGCTTTATTCATAATGTATGTAACTTCTTCTGGTTCAAGAGACTCTGACATAGATGTGAATCCCCTAACATCAGTAAATAAAAAGGTAGCATATCGTTTTTCTCCCCCTAACTTTAACAAGCTAGGATTTTTTTGTAGTTCTTTGACTTGTCTTGGGTCAAGATAATGTTCAAATTGTTTTTTAATTTGTTGTCTAAGTTTATATTGTTCCCTAAATCTTAGATAAAAAGCAACACTAGCAATTATAAATTGTGATATTAATGCCCATGTTACATCTATTAATATACCTTTTTGTATTGTAAAAACCCCATAGAAAGCTGTAGATACAAACACTAAAGCAAAGAATGATACTCCCCATGTGATACCAAAAACATTTAATACAAGCCAAACAAATACAGCTGAGAATAAAAATATTAATATCTCTAATGCTAATGCATAGTCAGGTATATAAGGACTATCTTGTATTAGTATAGACTCAGCTAATGCTGCTTGTATTTTATGTGGCTCTAACAAACCTACAGGTGTAGCAAGCTGAGGCATAATACCTTTAGCTGTAAAGCCTACAAAAACAAATTTATTTTTTACATCCATTTCTGCAAGATTAGTTTGTGGTGTATCTACCCAACTAATCCATTTACGACCTAATGAATCTACATCAACAGGTGGTAAACCTCTTACTCGTATTTGTTCTAAACCATTATCATTTGTTTTTATTACATATGTATCAGCACCAGCTAATACTTTTAAAACTTCTGTGCCATATGCCGGTGTCCAACCATCAGGAGTACGCATTAATAAAGGCAATCTACGAATTAAATTATCTGCATCGGTCCGGGCTACAGCCAGCCCCTGCTGCGCAGATCGTTTAAACAACTCTATATTCTGGATAACACCAGTTGCCATCATGCCACCAGTATCTTCACCTAATATAACTGTTCCTGTAGTGGGTGGATATTTTCCCTTACCTTCAAACATAGCTAATACACTAGGAGAAAAAGATAGTGCTTCTGAAAACTCAAAGTCACCACCAAATCTATCTGGTTGTGGAAAAGCTATAACCCAACCTACACCTAATGCACCCTGTCTTAATAAATTTATTTGTATCTGTGCTAATGTTTGTCTTGATAAAGGATAGCCACCTTCATTAGCAATATCATCTTCAGTAATGTTAAGTATTACAAAATTTTCTGAAGGTTGTTTATCTGGTACTAACGAATCAAAAGTTTTAAGTTTTAATATCTCATAAGCTATAGGTTGATAAATATATGTTGCACCTAACGCAAGAAATAAACTTATAAATATAATACTCTTCTTCATCCTGACCCTTGTTTAATTGTTATTATTGTTGATGAACCACCATTAATTTTTACTGTATTAGAAACACCATCTTGTATAAGTATAATCGTATAACTATTAGAACCATCTAAATTTAATTTAGCACTTTGATTTACTGTTCTATTAAGAGTTATGTTTTGTCCTGAAACTATAGTTGTAATCTGCGTATCTTTATCTTGTCCTATCTCTGTACCAACAATACGAATACCCACACCACCTTGTTTCAAAGCATCTTCTTCTTTAGATATAGCTAAAGCATCTAATACATTAAGTAAATCTTCTAAAAAGTTTACATCTAAATAGTTAATATCTAGTTCTGTAAATTCTAAATCAGCCTCTGCATCAAGGAAATCCTCGGCAAGATAATCTATATCAAGGTCATCAAACTCTAAATAATCTACTGTAGTTTGTGTTTGTGATTCTTCTATTGATTGTTCTACTTCTTGTGGAGGATTTACAATAAGCATGTTATCAATCAAGTCTAGCGATATATCTAACGTAACAGGTTTAGTAGGATTATTTTCATATACAGATACAGTAGTAGCTTGATAAGGTTTATTTAATGTAACACTACCCATACCTGTAGATACCACTATCTCTCCACTAGATATACCATTTTCATCAGGTAATAATATAACTAAACTTCTACCTAGTTCGTCTACTGTACAAGTAAAGTCTGTGCCTCTTATTGCAATAGAAGCCGTAGGAGTTTGTATAGATATATTACTTTTGTTATTAAATTTGCCTGTGATAAAACGTGCAGTACCACTAGCAAACTTAAGTGCCATCTTTGATTTAGATGGGTCAGGGTCATAGATATATTCATCTATAACTAATTTAGAATGTTCAGTTAGTTTAACTGTAGAAGAATCTTCAAAGGTTATAGCAACTCTGCCCGCTTCTGTACGGACATCATCCATTTGTTGGATGTTAAACTCTAGTTCAGCACCATAAGGTTTATCTCTTAGAACCTGTGCATTGCCTCTAAGTTCAGATATAGCACCTATTTCAACAGACGAATGAAGTAGTTGCGTCTGACTGAGTAACACACACAGTGCCACTAGAGCCATTAGATGTAATCTTGAGCCAATCATTATCAGATGTAGACTCCTGATCTATATTAAAAGTTCTGCTTCCTCCAACATGAGTAAGGTGAAAGTATCCACCAGCATACCCATCACCATCATAGGTTACAGTATTATCATTACCATCTAGGTTCATGTAGTTAGTAGCACCATCTACATCTATAGATGCAGTTATGTTATTAGTGTCACCCTGTACAGTCCAATCTAAATCTAAGTTAGCTGCGAGTGCAGCCATAGCATGATTAAGAGTCATAGTATTTGTATTACCTGTGACTTGTACGTTTACGTTAGAACCATCTGCACCTGTAGCATTTGTTTCATCTGTACTCATATTGAATGTATTAGTATCACCTATAAACGAGAAGTAACCTGTGTAGTTATCTGCCCATATATCACCTAAGAATTTATTAGTGTTACCTTTTTGTAAAACATCCAATGTCATACTAGCACCATCAATATCTAAAGCAGTCATACTACCGGCTGCTGCATCAGCACCGCCTATAATATTTCCACTACCACCAACTTGTTCTATATCTAAATTAGATGTAGCACCTGACTGGTCTATAAATATTTCATTGTCAGCACTTATTAAATGCAAAGATAAAATTAATAAACTAACGCCAACTAAGATTGCCTTCATAAGTTCAAGAACTTGTTTTCCAGTATCCTTGTTCATATCCTTCCTCTATCGTATGCAAAACAGCTGTCTCTACTGCCATCTGTAAAGCAATATTTACAGACTCATTCTCCACTATACCGCTTTCAATTTCAACTAATTCAGTATTATTTGCATAAAATCTGAACACATCAGAAGATACAGATGCACTAAGAATTGACTTAGTTACTAAGACTTCAAGCAATATTTTACCTGTACTAACAGATACTGTACGCAAAGATATAGTCACAGAGTCTTGCCTATATTCTTTAGAACCACCTATACCAAGGTATCTAGCACCAGCACCCCCTGATTTTATATTGGTTTCATACCCTACTACACCACCTTCCATCAACAAACCAGCAAACAATAAAGGTTTTACCTTTTGTTTTTCATCAAAGTTTTCTCTAGTAGTACGTATGATCTGTCTTTCTTTAGTAAGATTATCTAAACCTTTACGTTCAACTACATTAAATACATTGGAATGTTTCAATGCTCGTATTAGGTAAGCATCAGGTGACTGTGTAATAGCTGTGCTAAAGCTTGCGTACTGACTATTACTTCTACGTTGTCCTGTATTATC